TAACGCTATTGACCTTGGGTATAATGGTATGCGTTTCCGTGACGCTTACCTATCAGGCGGTGTCTACCTCGGCGGTACTGGGTCGGCTAATAAGTTGGAAGATTATGAAGAGGGAACTTGGACTCCTACTATAGCTGGTACTAATAACACTTTTACTTTATATAATAATTATGGTAAATATACTAAGGTAGGTAGGAAGGTTACAATACAATTCTTCCAACAGACAAACTCACCCCCAACATTTAGTAATAATAACGCTGTCTTTAGGATAACTGGAATACCTTTTACTTGTAGTGGGTCAGGATATACGGGAAGTCAAGGCTCTATGAACGCTCAGTCGTTTCACTTTAACGGTAGTTCCAATAATCAGTCTGTAAGTGGTCAAGTTGAGCCGTCAGTTGGTAATGATGGGGGTCTTGCTCTTTCTTTTACTGTTACAAGTAGCGGTGGAGTTAGGGGTCAAGTTATTAATGGTGCTGCTGCGAGCGGCTATATTATTGAAGCAACAGTCACATATTTTACAACACAATAACCCACTGCATAGCTTTGGGTCGGACAGGTGGCAATAACGCCACGATAAACAAAGGAGGCCAATATGGCACTTACAGAATCAACAGTAGAAGATAAGATTGAAGTCGTTGGAGATCACAAAGCAGTGCAAGTTCGCACAGCTACTGTGATAGCTAGAGATGGCACAGAGATCAGCAGATCATTCCATCGTCACGTCTTACAATGCTCAACTAAATCAGGTGATACATGGGCAGACACTGACATCTCAGGTGAGTCAACAGAAGTACAAGCTATCTGTAATGCAGTTTGGACAGACGCAGTGAAGACTGCATATCAAACAGCTATGGATGCACAAGCAATATAGGAGACTTAAATGTCAGGATATATAGGGGTACAACCAGTACCACAGGCTACTCAAACAAGAGATAGCATTACAGCAACATCAGGACAGACTTCATTTGCTACAGGTGGTTATACTCCTCAATTTCTAGACGTTTACCTTAATGGTATATTTTTAAACAATGGGTTAGACTATACTGCATCAAATGGATCGGATGTTATATTAACAACAGGTGCGGCAACAGGCGATATACTTGATGTTGTAGCCTACACCACATTTGAAGTAGCCAATGTATCTGGTGGTGGCATGTTCAAAGGTGACAACGGAACAGTCGGCTCACGAGCAGGTGATATCTTTCGAGTTAATGAACAAGAGTTAAACACAAACACAACTATTGACGCAGATGAAAATGCTAGTGCTACAGGGCCACTTACTGTGGCATCGGGTATTACTCTGACAGTCAATGGAAACTTAACGGTGATATAGATGAGTACATTACAAGTCGAAAACTTAATAGGACCAACATCTGGGTCTAATGCAAACAAGGTGATAATACCTAGTGGTCAAACACTGGATGCTAGTGCGGCAACACTTGTGCCTAGTGCTGGTCAGGTAGTTCAATGTGTTCAATACTATGACGCAGATGCATCAACAGAATCAACAACTAGCACTACACTTGTTTCTTCAATCATACATAAAACAATAACTCCAAAGTATTCAGATAGCCAGATTGTGATACAGTTAAGTATTGGTATGGTAGATGCACAACAAACTAATATCAGAGGTAAAATGCGAGTAAATGACATTGATATGCCATCCACAAATCAGTTTCATTTAGGCTACCAAGATGGAAATGGGCAAGCACGATATTATCCTTGGAGTTTTAGTGGTAATTATCAATGCACTTCAACAGACCCATTAACTTTTAGAGTATACTATAAGAGTGGTAGCAGTAGTGTTGCAGCTAAAATAACTCACGCTGCTTCTTCTGCGTCACTAATTTTATGGGAGATCGCACAATGAGTACACTAAAAGTCGATAGCCTCGTCGAGAAGACCAGTGGCAATGGTGTGCATATTCCGGGGCATGTTATACAAACAGTGCAACAAACTGTCACTACAGGTAGTAATATAGCTAGTACATCATATACCGCAACTGGATTAACTTTATCTATTACACCAAAAGTTGCAACTTCAAAAATACTTGTGTTGGTAAATCTGTCAGCAGAAACGTATCAGAACGGAAACTCTGGTCCTAAGTTTTACCTGCAAATTTTAAGGGGAACTACGGAAATTGCATTTAGAAGAAGTGATAGCTATGCAGGGACAGCCTCTAATGGGTATTACTCTTTTTCAGTACATGGAACTATGAACTACTTAGACTCACCAAGTACAACAAATGCTGTAACTTATTCCGTTAATGGAAAACTATCATCAACAGCTAATAGCACTAATCTTCGTTTACACGATGGTGGCTCTACCTCAACAATAACCTTAATGGAGATCGCACAATGACCAGTATAATAAAAGTCGATACTCTACAGAAAGCCAATGGTGCTACACCAACGGCGGCTGACTTAGGGATTAATACAACGGGTACTGTGTTACAGGTTGTAACTGCAAATTATTCTACAGTAGTTGTATCTGATAACAACACTTGGGTTGATACGGGGTTGTTATGTGCAATTACACCTACAAGTTCCAATAGTAAAATAATGATATTAATTGATCAAAACGGAAGAGTTGAATCTTCATGGATGGCATATAGAATACTCCGTGGTACTACAGAAATAAAGGGTGTAGGGTATTATTTATTTGATAATAATAGTACAAATAATAGTTCAATATCTTTTAACTTTTTAGATAGCCCAAATACAACTTCTGAGGTTACATACAAAACCCAGTTTATGAGATCACAAGGTGGTGGAGATATTAAAGTAAACGATAACTCTGCACCTGCAACAATTTTACTAATAGAAATAGCTGGCTAAAGGAGGCCTTATAAAATGACAACAATATCAACAGCATTATCAGAGTTGGGTGTCACAGAGTGGGTACTCCGTGGCGAACCAACAACAGAAGCTGAGTTCACAACCATGTACGCCAAAGTAACAGGCGCAGATGCAAATGGTTCAGCTATTGAAAGCCAAGACCCATCGGATTGGGGTACAACTTGGTCAGCAGTATCAGCTAAGAAAGATGAACTTATTGCGGCTGAACCTATGAAGGCACTCAGGGCAGAACGTGATCGTTTGATTGCAGCTACTGATTGGTGGGCAGGGTCTGATCGTACAATGACTTCTGCACAGACTGCATACAGACAAGCACTACGTGACATTACATCAAGTGCAACTTCACTAGACGATGTGACGTGGCCTACAAAACCATAAGGAGTAACTTATGACTAAAGCAAGAGACCTAGCCGACTTCTTAGGTGACAACACAAGCCTTAATACAATCAATAATGCCTATGCCGCTGGTACTTTAGTTCCTAGTTCAACTAATCCCTCACTCATAATTAATGGTGATATGGAAGTGGCTCAACGTGGAACAACATCAACTTCTGATGAGTATCAAACTGTTGATAGATTTAGAACCTCGAATGGTGGCTTAGATGAAGCAGTGACACAAGAGCATCACACTCTAACTTCTAGTGATACTGGAGTTTGGGAGCTAGGGTTTAGACATTCATACAAGCAAACTAACGGTAACCAAACCAGTGGTGCTGGTACTAGTGATAGAGTTACTATACAGCACCGTATTGAGGGACAAGATATAGCAACCTCTGGGTGGGATTATACATCTTCCTCTAGTGATGTTACCTTATCTTTCTGGTGTAAGTCTAGTGTCGCACAAAACTTCTATGCAAGATTACAAAGTTACGGCGGCACACAGCAAAATTATGCTATGGAAACGGGTTCTTTAACTGCTAACACTTGGACAAAGATTACTAAAACAATCCCCGGTGCTTCTGCTGTATCTTTTGATAACGATAATACGTTAGGGGCTTTGCTTGAAATTACTTTGTTCAGAGGAACAAACACAACAGGTACAAGAACATTAAATGTTTGGGAGCCATACGACACGAATGTAAGAGTACCAGATATGGATTCTACTTGGTACACAACTAATGATGCTACTTTTGAAATCACAGGAGTAAAATTAGAGGTCGGTTCAGAAGCTACCGATTTTCAGCACACTTCATACGGAGAAGAACTGGCGAAGTGTCAGCGGTACTATGAAGAGCGTCATATAGAAATGGACTACACAGACGATTCATCCGCTTCGACTGTATATAGAACCTACACTATTCCCGTACAAAAACGAGCTACACCAACTATTGCCGTAACTTCAGGGCTAAATTACTGGCAAGGAGGTGGATCTGTGGCTCTTACTGTAGGTTCTAACGTGAACATAAATGCAACCAATAAAAAATGGGATGTAACTGGTTATGGTCTAACAAATGCCAGAGGTCTTTTGAATGGTAAAGTTTCACTAGATGCGGAGATATAATCATGGAAAATAATATGACAATTACAGACGCACAATATCATGTAGACATGGATGGCAACAACTTAAACATCCTAGCAACCATAGATGGACAAGAGATGTTCGTCCCATTAGACCCAGCCAATCGTCACTACGCAGAGATACTCAAGCAAGTAGAAGCTGGTACTCTGACTATTGCGGATGCATAGTCCCCTATTAAAAGGAGAGGGTATCCCCTCCCTTAAACACTATTAATAAGTTATACCTAAGGCAACACAGGTATAACTTATATTATCTAAGGAGAACACAGATGATAACAGACTACCAAACATTTATACACCTTTCTCGTTATTCTAGATGGTTAGAAACAGAGAACCGCAGAGAGAACTGGGAAGAAACAGTAACTCGTTATATGTCAACATGGAAAGACATGATTGATGATGAGACTTACAAGAAGTTATTTAAATACATTTCAAGCTTAAGTGTTATGCCTTCTATGAGAGCTATGTGGGCCAGTGGTCCTGCTCTAGAACGTAATAACATTACTGGCTATAACTGTTCATATCTTAAGATAGATACACCTCGTGCATTTGATGAGGCAATGTATATACTTATGTGTGGTACAGGCGTAGGCTTTTCCGTAGAAGCTATTGATGTAAATAAACTACCATATATTAACGATCACTTTGAAGTATCAGAGAGATTAATTAGAGTAGAAGATTCTAAAGAAGGCTGGGCTAAAGCTATACGTAAGCATATAGCAGACTTATACTTAGGTAGAATACATTACTTTGATTACTCAGATGTAAGACCTGCAGGCGCTAAACTAAAGACAATGGGCGGCAGAGCTTCAGGGCCAGAGCCGTTAAAAGAACTT